ACAAGCCACTCTTAATGTCGTTGTGAAGTCCTGAAATCATGTCAGGATTTTTCGCAAACTCACTTCGAGAAGCTGGGTCCCATCTGTTTTGAATAACATCTACTGTTGTCGTGTACTCAGGATCAGAGCTAATCTGACTGGTAATTTCTTCGATCCGTTGCTGGTATTCGGACTTACCGTACTGAGTAGGACTGTAGCTGCTTTCTTCAACATCCCCGTCAATATCTAGTGGGTCAATATTGTGGGTTTTCATCAAATTCTGAATTGCGTCTTTGTTGCCTTTTAAAGCATCAATCGCAGTATTGAATTGGTCTTCGGTGATTCCTTCCTCTTCCATTGCAGAGATCATTTTCCGATACGGAGCGATCTTCTGCATTTTCTGAGTATAGTTCATCGCCTTGCCAAATACGGTTCCGAACTGATTGAAGATTTCTTCTTCAGTGAACTCGTATTCTTTACCATCAGCAGTGTACTTTCTCACACCCTCTTTGGTAGTTTTCTTTTCTGTCTCTTTATCCGAATCTTCTTGTTCCAGTTCGTTTCCGTCATCGTCGAAAACTTTCCTATCTTCTGTAACAGCGTCGTCTTCCTCCTCTGAAACTTCCGGATCTATTTCTTTGTCTTCTTCTACTTTCTGTTCTTTTTTTTCAGGCTCACCGGGTTCCGGGATTTCGTCAGTCAGCTCGTTATCTGAATCACTTTCTACGCCGTTCTCCCGAATACCTTCCTGAAGATTCTCTAAATTCTCTTCGGTACTGTCTTTGGAATTGCGCCGAATCTCGTAAATGGCTTCAATAGGATCTTTGTCGTCATTGAATACGTCTTCTTCAGTGATTTCTGAACGAGCCATTAGTGAACCCCACTGTCAGAGTCTTCTTCAGAAGCAGCCCTAGCTTCTTCTTCATCACTAAGAACTGGCTCTACTGCAGCCTGATGTTGTTGGTCAATAACCATAAAGAAGAATTTAAGGTTACTAATAGCAACCAAGTCTTCCATGATGTCACCACGCTCACCACGCTTTTTAATAACAGGCAGTGACAAGAGGCTTACAGAATCTAAAGCTTTGTCTTTAAGATAGCCCTCAAGAATAACCTTTTTGAAATCTGGATTATTACGTAAACGATCAAGAGCCTGCCCCATATCAACACAGTGCTCGATTTCAATTGTTTCTAGTTCTTGAGTTTCGTTTTGGTTGCTCATTTATGAGTCCTGTTAATTTTTAGTGTATGTACGTTTAATATAAATTTGATGTTATAGCAGCGATTACCGCTTGGTCAACTGTTTTACTTGTTCTATTTCCCTTTTAGATTCACGATCAGATTCTTTTGCCAACATACCGCTGCTCCGATCATGGTCTTTCTTCTGCATTTCTTCCTGGAAATTCTTTCCTTCAGCTATACGTGTAAAATCTAAATCTTTAAGGTCTGTATCAGATTGGATATTTCCAGCTTTAGCCTGGTCAAGCATTGCCTTGGCTGTTTTAACTTGAACGTCCACAGCGTTTTCTCTGGCTCGTGAATTACGTTCTTCAATTTCAGAAATAAGCTTCTGCATTTCCAATTCTTTCATCTTTTCAATATAAGGATCAGGTTGTGGCTGATACTCTTCAATCATTTTAGCCAAGTCAGGCATTTTGTGTAGTTTGGAGATTTGTGACATAAGCAGATTTTTCATGCCCACATCCATTCCCTGACCAAGTGTTTGAAGCAGAAATGAAAGCTTTTCTCCTTTTGCAGAATTGTCTTCGGCAGTACTTACTTCAATTTCAATGTCTATCAAACCTCTTAAGTCATCACGTTTGATAGGTACGAATTCTTCATTCGTCATCCGAACAACTTCTTCTTCCTTCAGAAATTCGGAGTTATATTCCATCCATTTCCGCATCAGAGGTTTGATCAGGTTTTCAGCAATGTTCCTGACGATATCCAAACGTCTGACGGATACTGCATCTAGTACTCCACTAGCCGCCCTAGCAGTGCTACCCAAACCTGATCCGCTGATACCGCCACTGAAAGCTTTAACACCTAACATGCTCTCAGACTCGTTATTAACCATTTCAAGAACACTGAATACGCTTCCAGGTATCTGGTTGTACTTACCGTCGTAAAAATCTTGAACACTACCGTTGTACTCAAAATTGTTGCCATTCAGAAACCGCTTCATGTTGCGGGTATCAAGGGCTCCTTTACGAACACCTTTTTGAGCATTGTTAGATCCTGCCATGTTATCCAGGATTCCACGCTTAATGGCTGTAGTGATCTTCTGGTTATCGCTTATAAGCTCTACGCTGGCTTCACCGTGGATCTTAAAAGGCGTTGGGTTGTTCTTCAGGAGAAGGAAAGGAAGACCCTTACCAGGCATGGGATTAGACTCTAGCTGAATGAGGGTATCACCAACCCAAGTAGCTATAATAGGCTCAGCAACGCCTGTGTTCTTTATGTCATAAACACCCCAGTATTCGTAAACCAAAACCTTTTTTCTGGCAACGTCCTGAAATTTGAATTCTGTTTCGTCTTCAGGATCGTAGTCTGGACTTTCACCATCAAGCAGAGAGAAAGCTACTTTCTTCAGGTTTTTGTACTTTCCGCTTTTGCGCAACGTACTCATGTCTGATTCATACCTGTGACAGACAAAGTTTGCTTTGTCCAAATCACCAAAGCATGTTGGATCAATATAGATGTCTTCCATCCGACAAATGGTTGCGTCAGGTTTGTTAACTAGAATTCTGATCTGTTCTACTTCTTTTTGACCAACCTGCTGAGGTACGCCATCTACCAGGTCCATGATGGGCATTAAAACTGTTTCTGTTTCGTCTTCGTAATCCCATCCTGTTTTTACGACAACAGTACCTTCTGAGTAATATAGCTTTATTACGTCAGTCATAAATTGGTATCTGGGGAAATGTCGAGCAAACTGGTTATTCAGGATAAGCTGATTTTGCTCAGCAGATGCACGGTCTTCAAATGTTACTGGGTGGCACTTAACAATATCACTGCCGGACACAAACGGGTCTTTTACACTTGCGTGTTGCCACTCGTCCTGTCTCTTAATGTCCCTAGACACCAGGCTTGATTTACCTTTCTCCTCATTGCCATAAGGATCTCCGTTGTACTCTTTTCTCCACTTTTCTATGTTGGCTACCGTTTCCAAACGTAAACTGTCAGCCGCAGAGATATCTTGTTTAAATGCTTTCAAAAGCTCTTGCTTGCTTAACTTTTTAGGTTCGTCATTCATTACTGAGCCTTATAAATTATTGTGTACTTCGAATTTACCAATAGATGAATAACCTTCCCAACCGGAAGAAACAACAAAGCCTTGAATGTAGTAAGTACCTTCTACGTTGATGTCATCATTACCTGTAATTACATACATTTTACCATCAACACCGTTTGTAGATAATGTACCAGCTTTTGATAAAATAGTGTTGTCTGGACGCTTCAAATTTATTGTCAAAGTTGTGGCAGAAGAGAGATTTGAAGGTATATCGGTATTAGTGTCATTATCGAATTCCTGTATCAACACTTCTATAATTGCGCCGATTGAGCCTACTTGTAAGCTTTCTTCTCTCATTTTTTAGTCCATATTCAAAGTTGAGCTTATTTTCCTGCTTTCATACAACGTATGCTCTATTTTTTTATTGATACCCAGGTTTACCAGAATATCTACTTTCCATATTTCGTTGACTATACCAGAAAATTCAGCTGTGGTAATTGATTCAATGCTGTCTGATGTCAGCACATGAAACTGGCTTAGAGTTCCATTACCGATAATCGAAACGGATTCTGTTCCCTGAACTTGGGGAGAATGCGTTTGTCCTAATACCGGTGTTGTTACAACGCTTAAGGAATCTACTGAGTTAGCCAGCAGATAATCGCTGACACTTAGAGTTGGTTCTGTAGTGGTTGACTGAGAACTCAGACCAACTGCAGTAAGTACCTGTGTCTGGTTTAAGACTCCTTCTGTGACAGTACTTACAGATCCAATACTGTCTGCAGCTATATTATCAACGTTCTCTAACAGTACCGAATCTGATGTAATTTCAGAAACAGACTCAAGTCCTGTACCGGATAAGATCTGCACCTGTCCTATAGCAGCGTTGTCTGTGCTGCTTATAGATAACAGGCTGTCTGACGTAATGTTGTGGACTTGAGAGGCAGTTGCCAGTGACGTACTACTGATCGACTCTAAGCCGTTTGCCGATAACTGAACACTCTCAGATATTACTGCAGAAGTGACAGTTGTGTTTGAGCTTGTACCTTGACTGGATAAGGCATGAGCCTGGCTAAGTGTCCCTGTGCCGGTTGAGGTTACAGACTCTATGCTGACTGCTGATAGGGTGTCTTCGCCCTCACTTGCAATAGAACCGTTGTCTGTATTTGTTACAGAGGATATTCCATCAGATAACAAGTAGTGAGCTTGAGAAATAGATTCTGATGAGGTGTTGCTTACAGATGTCAGACCGTTTGCTGCAATATTGTGAATCTGTGCAACAGTTGAAGATTCCGTACTACTGTTTGTCTCTAAGCTACCTGCTGCCAGATGGTGATCCTGAGATACGTTTGAGCTGGAAACAGTAGACTGGGAATCCAAGCTCTGTGATACAAGGACGTTAAGCTGAACAAGAGTGGCTTCTTCTGTCGAAGATGCAGATTGGACACTATTAGATGATAAGGAATCCTCACCCTCAGTAGTAATAGCAGCATTTTCTGTAGTCGATACAGAATCTACCCCGTCAGACAATAAAGAGTGCGCCTGTCCTACAGACGGTGTGGTTATGTTCGATACGGACTCAACATTTACAGAAGTAAGGTAGTCATTAGGTGACAGACTAGCTTCAGAAACAGTAGATACTGAGTCAACGTTTGAAGAAACAAGTGAATGATTCTGCCCAAGAGACGCACTATCTACTGTGCTGACTGAATCAATATCAGCACTTGTTATGTTGTGTACTTGATCCACTGTCGGAGCAGTAACTGTCGTTGTAGATTCAATACCTGCGGCTGTCAGAGCATCTGTTGTCCCACCAGCACCAAAGGTCCCATACTCTGCTGCATTGGCGTTGTCTGTGTACAGCGTCATAGGCCCATAGGCGGCTGTCGCTGCTGCTCCGTC